TGAGTATAAAGTGGCTAGTATAAATGCTAATGAAGGTGTTGATTTACTTACATTTAATAATATTATAGTATTGGAAGCTGGAGATAAATTAAAAATGCAGTGTGCTACAGCAGACAAAATTAAAATGACCGCGTCTTTACTACAAATATTAAGAACACAACCAACGGATCAAATATAATGTCATTTAAAGAAACAGAAGCAAGTGTAAGATACGAGATGATAAACGGCAAAAGAACTGCTGTAATTACGCCAGAATGTATTATAACACTAACAAATACAAAAACAGGTGTCGAATATAACTCTGATGCAGAAGCACAACTAGATATAGACGATCCAACAACAGAAACAAAACAAGAGCACGTTCGAAGAGACGTAGAGATTAAAGTAGTAGACATCGGTATTGGTGCCGGTACAGGAGATTTATAATGGCGATCACAGACGCACAACAAGCAAAACAGATTATGATGAAAAAAGGTGGTAAAGTTGCTATGCAAGGTGGTGTTAAAAACTATCTTGGTGATCAACCAGAAGTTCAAGCACCTAGAAAATGGCAATCGGGACCAGATAAACCACCAACAGAATTAGCTTACATTACAGAAGCAGAAAAAGATTTAATATTAAAAACAGATATACACGGATCATTGTCCAAAGGTCCAAACATGGGCCCTTCAGGAATTATGTCATTAGATAGTTTTGGAGATGCTGGTGGTGGGGGAGCTGCTGGTGTAGATACAAGTGCCGGTGGTGGAGCTAAAGAAGAAAGATTTGAAGCACGAAGTTATAATCCTGGAATGAGTCAAAACGAAGTTAATCGTCAAAAACAAATTCAAGAAGATAAAGCTAAACAAATGCAAAAAGACGCTCGCGAAACTAGAAAGCGAATGGAAGAGAAAAAAAAACAAGATATTAAAAATGCATTAGATCCTATTGATCCAAGATCCGGTAAAAGAAGAAGTGAAATGACTGCAGCGCAACGAACTGCTTTTGATAAATATATGGAAGAAGAAAAAAAAGAAAGTGTTGAATACAAAGATTATTTAGCCGCATTACAAAGTCCAGAAGTAGCATTGCCTCCGGGAGTAAAATCTAAAGATGTGACCAGTGATTTATATCAAGAAAAAATTGATGATATTTTTATGGGTGGATCTGGTGCAAAACAAGACGCATTTTTTAATGATCCAAGAAATGTTGCAAATCAAAAAAATCTACCAGGACTTACAGGTTTGGCTTTAAATCTTTTAAGAGGTCCTTTACAAAAAGGTGCTATAAAAACTAGAGAATTTTTTGCAGGTCCTACTACAGATATATTTGGTAGACAACAAAAAGGTGTTCTTCAGGGAGGTAAATTAATGTATCAAGGAAATATTGTAACTCCTGAAGCCTTTAATAAATTAAGTCTTACTCAACAAAATGAAATATATGATGATTACATGTCTAATAGAATGGCTGGTAAAACAGATGCTTATGGTAATTTATCATCGGGTTATAGCAGAGATTCTTCAGGTAATATAATAGGCACTGGTGAAGGTGGAGGTGGAGGTCCACAACCAATTCTTCCAATACAAACTCAAAAACCAAAAGACGATGAAGAAGAAGAAGATTTTCAATTAGCTCTTGCATTTAGAAAAGATGGTGGACGTGTTGGTCTTATGGAAGGTGGCAGGCCTTACGAAGGTGGAATCATGGATCTTGAATCAGGAAGACAAATGTATTTTCTAGGTAAGTTAGTTAAGAAAGCAACAAGAGCTGTTAAAAAAATTGTTAAAAGTCCTGTTGGTAAAATAGGTTTGGGTGCATTAATGTTTGGTGGACTAGGTGGGTTTAGTGGATTAGGTAGTGGTGGTTTCGGTGGCTTTGCTAAAAAGTTTGGTTTTGATGCAATAAAGAAAAAAATAGCCGGAGCATCATTTGGTCAACTAGCTGGACTATCTGTAGGTGGCGGATTGCTTGCAGGAGCATTAGCAGGTAAAGGATACCAGGATGAAGATGGTGATGGCTTTGATGACAACACAGGATTTAGTGTAGAAGAGTACAGACAAAAAGGAGCTAAAGGTGATGTGCCAATAGCATTTAGAGCTGAAGGTGGTATGTCAGATGTAGAGAGTGACCCACAATATAAAGGTTGGAAAAGAATATATGAAGTTAATCCAGACGCTGCAGAGATGCATCCTAAACATAGAGAATTTGTTAAATACTACGCAAGTGTAGAAAGACAAGGTAAAGAAGAAGGTGGACTTATGAATTTAAAAGGTATGGAAATGGATTTTAGAGAAGAAGGTGGATTTGTGCCAATAGGTAAAAAAGAGAGAGCTGATGACGTTCCAGCTAGATTAAGTAAAAATGAATTTGTAATGACAGCAGATGCTGTCAGAGGTGCCGGAGATGGAAATATAGACAAAGGCGCTGAAAAAATGTATAATCTAATGAGTAAATTAGAAGCCGAAAACGACCAACCGCAAGGCTTAGATGGCGCACGTAAAATGTTTCAAACATCACAAAGATTAGAGGAAGTATTATAACATGGCCATTACAGAAACTCGTACGCGTCCACCACAGTTTATTGAAGATATAGGTGTTGATCTAGCAAAAAACCTGGTAGCGTCAACAGGCGTACCTACGGTATCAGTTGGATTATCAGCAATATCACAAAGACCAGGAGAGTCAGCAACAGATTTTGCAGCAAGACAAACAGCTGCTAAAGCATTTGAAACTAGACAACAAAGTTTAGCGGGCCTTGCACCAACAGTTGCAGGTCAAGATGCATTACAACAACAAGCTGCACAATTAGCAGGATCAGGTGTTGGATCGTATCAACCCTTTATAAATCAAGCACAACAGCTTACAGGAGCTGGTGGCGGAACAGGTGCAGGTTCTATTCAAGAATACATGTCACCATATCAAACACAAGTAATCGATGCATCACTTGCAGAGTTTGACAGAAACGCAGCAGCAAACAGACAAAGAATTAGAGATCAAGCAGTAGCATCAGGAGCTTTCGGTGGTGGTAGAGAAGGTGTACAAATGGCTGAATATGATTTAGGAAGTGACAGAGAAAGAGCTTTATTACAATCAGGATTATTACAACAAGGATTTGGTCAAGCACAAGCAGCAAGACAACAAGATTTACAAAACCAACAAGGCCTAGCACAATTGTTACCACAATTACAAAGAGCAGATATTTCTACATTAGGATCAGTGGGCGCAGTGCAACAAGCACAAACACAAGCTGGATTAGATGCAACAAGAGAGGCAGCAAGGCAGGCTACTTTCTTGCCTCAAGAAAATTTATCTAGGTATGCAGGTCAAGTTGCAGGACTAATGGGTGGTTACCCTGGTCAAACAACACAAAGCTTTGTGCCTAACCCTAGTCCATTGCAAACAGCGATAGGAGCAGGTTCGGCATTAGCAGGAATTTTTGGAGCACTGAAAGGTTAAGATGGCTAACAGAGTATTAAACAGACCAATGTTTAGAATGGGTGGTACACCTAGACACGAGTTTCAAGAACAAACTTCTGGAATTCTATCAGGACTTGACGGACCAAAACTAAACGCATCAAGAACAGGTCTTAAAGATGGTGGTCCTACATTTGCAGAATTAATTGAACAACAAGATATAGCTAGTAAAGAATATTTAGGTGAAGACGATTACAAAGCAACACCTGGTATGCCTGGATCTGCATCTAGTGCATTAATGAACTTTGGTTTAAATTTACTTGCACAACCTGGTGGTAATTTAGCAGGTGCACTTGGTAAAGCGGGATCTCCAGTATTAAAACAATTTCAAGCAGCTAGAGAGTCTGAAAGATTAGATAAAAGAAAAGCTGAAAGAAGAAGAAAAGGTGATGTTTTAGATAGAGCATCAGATATTTTCCAAACTCAAATAGAAGCTGATGCTGAAGCTGCAGGAAACACTGGACCACAATTTGCATTTCAAGCAACACAAGAAACAATGAAAAATCTTCAGGAAACAGAAAAAACTCTTAACGCTGAAATAAAAGCTTTAGAAGATAAACAAATCAAAGGAACTATTTCTGATGAAGAAATAGCAATACTTGCAGATAAACAAACCGATAAAAGTAATAACGAAGAACTACAAATTTTAATAACTAAAAACCCACCAAAAGATATAATTGGATTAACTATTTTAAAAGAAGTAGAAAATGGTTTGAAAGATTTATCTGAGTATTATGAATATTTAGAAGATCCAAAAGCATACAGACAAAAAATTATAGATGCTAAAGAAAAAGAAAACAGAGCCGATGGGGGTAGAGTTGGATATCAAGTAGGTGGCGAAGTAGTAGAAGATGTTTCAATGATGACTGAAACAATGCCGGCTTCCCCAGTTCTTCCACAACAAACACAAGATTTAAGTTATGATGAATTAAGATCAAGATTACCAAGAGAAATAACTGATGACGTTGTAACTTTAATTTCTACAAGCAAAGCTGCATTAACAGATTTTGCAAATATTCAAACTCAACAGGATGTCGATAATTTTAACCAAACTTACAATGTAAACTTGGTCCTACCACAGGAGGGTTAAGATGGAACCATTCCAACCTAAAAAATCTGAAGAAGAAGAAATTATTGATAGAATTGTATTAAACAAGACTATTAAAAAAAGATTAAACAAACCAAGAAAACAAGTTAAATTTACTTGGGAAGGTTTAAAAAACTTTGTACCTTTTTTAGAAACAAATCCATTTGATCCATTAAAAGTAAAAAGAATAAAAGAACTTACAGAAGGTGCACCTGCAAAAGAAAAAGATTACATAGAAGGTTTTGAAGAAATAGAAAAATCACTTTACGGTGGTGTGCAAGATCTTGGATATTCAATAAGTGATTTAGTTACCGGAGGAATAGATTATGTTTTTGATACAGACTACACAACAAAATTAGATGAAGCTTACGAAGAAAATAAAATTAAAGACCCCGACACCTTAGTTGGAGAATTTGCAAAACTTGGAGTTCAGTATGGTATTCCAGGTGGTTTAGTATTTAAAATTGGTCAAAGAGGTAGAGCAATTGCTAAAGCAAAAGACGCAGCTAGAAAATTAACAAAAGCTCAAAAGGTAACTCAAGTTGCAAAACGAGCAGGTTATATGGCTGGTGCTTTTGCAGCTACAGATTTTGTTGCTTCTACACCACAGATGGAAACTTTGTTTGTAGAAAAAGAAAAAGAAGACGGTAAATCAGGAAGAGACCTTGCATTAACAAGATTTAAAAATAGATTAAGATTTGCATCTGAAGGTGCATTAATTGGTGGTGGTTTTTCTTTAATGGGTAAACCATTGGCTGTTGGTTTAAAGTATGGATTATTTAAACCAGGTGCATACGTTGCTGGTATGGGTTTAAAAGCTGCAGACAAAGCTGTTATAACTCCATTGTCTTTTGTATTATCCAGAACACCAGGTGTACCTACAGGTATAAAAAAATTAAGAAACGTAAGTGCATTTACAACAGAAAAATTATTAAATCCTTTTATATCAAGAGATTTAAAATTTAAACAACTACCAAAGTTTGAAGATTGGAGATTATTTTCTGTAGCTGATTCTGATCCAATTAAATCAAGACTAAAAAAATTAGATAATTTTTTATCTAATTTTAGATCTGTAGGAGAAAAAACAGGAGTAGGTTTTCAATTAACAGCAGAAGCTAAAAGAGAAATAAAAGCAAGATCAAGAACTATAGAAAAATATTTAGAATCAATTGAAAAAAAATCTTATGATTTAGCTAACGCTAATAAAAAATTATACAATACAAATACAACTTCACCAGCTAGTCAAGATTATTATTTAGATCAAACATTATCTTATTTAAAAGGTCAAAAAAAATTAGATGCTTTACCAGAAGTTTTAAGAGGTAGTGCATCTGCATTAAATAAAGAATTAACAAAAACTAAAAAAACATTTGCAGAATTATTACCTGAAGGTGAATTAAAAGATTACATGTTAAATAATTTAAAATCTTATATGCGTAAATCTTTTGCTGTGTTTACAAATCCTGAATATGTTCCTGACAAAAAAATTTTAGATAACGCTATTGATTGGATAAATAAAAATGTTGTTAAACGAAATAAAAATATAAGAGAACAGGCAAGTGCTATACCGGGTAAAGCAACAGCAGCACAAAAACAAAGAACTTACGCGGAACAAATAGCTAAAAAAATATTACAAACAGGAAAACAAGATAACGTAGACCCATTACGTTTACTACAAGGTGTTGCAAAATATGATTTACGTTCAGATCAAATACTAAAAACAGGAGAAGAGTTACCTGATGCAATTAAAAAATTATTAGGTCAAGAAGATAATTTAAAAGCATCTGTAATGCAAACTACTTCACATGCAATAACTCAATCAGTAAATAAAAAAATGTTAGATCGACTTGCAAAAGTTGGTCAAGATGAAGGATGGTTATTTAAAAATCCTGAAGCAGCTGTTGGTAAAGGAATATTAGATGTAGGAGATAACCCGATAGGTAAATTAAAAGGACTAGGTCTATTACAAAGTCCTATGTCAAAACTATATGGATCCAAACAAGTAACGCAAGCATTAAAAGGAACACCAGGAACATTAGATGGCTGGATACAGAATAGTGTTTACAGAAATTTATTACAATTAAAAGTTGCTACACAGTTTGGTAAAACAGTTCTTTCACCTGCTACACAAGTTAGAAACGTAACTTCTGCTAGTATGTTTCCATTAGCTAACGGTCATATAGGTGGTAGAGCTTCTGTTACTGAAGCATTAAAGATGACACTCGATGATATATTTGGTGCCGGTAAAGTAATTGACGAAAATAATTTTATAAAAAATTTAGAAAATAAAATACGTCTTGGTGTAATTGATGAAAACATTGTAGCCTCTGAATTAAAAGCTGTGCTTCAAGATATTAAAGCTGGAGCTAAAGTTAAAAGTATGGATAGTTTATTGAACAGACTATCTAATACTAAAATGATGAAAACAGCCACAAGGATATATGCTGGAGGTGATAACCTTTGGAAATGGTATGGTCATGAATATGTAAAATCACAAATGCGAGGTATGTATAATACAGTAGATGATATTGCAAAATGGACTAAAGAAATAACTGGTAGAGAATTTCAAAAGTTTGATACGTTTACAGGTAAATTAAAAAGTTTTGATCAAGCAGTAGATGAAGCAGCTGCATGGCAAATTAGAAATACATATCCTACATATAGTAAAGTTCCAGAGTTTGTACAAAATATTAGAAAGCTACCTTTCGGTAACTTTGTATCGTTTCCTGCAGAAATGATAAGAACGACTACAAATATTTTAGACATAGGAATGAAAGAAGCTATGTCTAGTAATCCTCTATTACGTCAGCAAGGATACAGAAGATTAATTGGTGCTTCCACTGTATTAGGTGGTGCTAACGAAGCTGCAGGTCAAATGGCTCAAGCATTTTCTGGTGTTACAGAAGAACAAGTAAATGCATATAAAAGAAGTTTATCAGCTCCATGGAACTCGAGAGCTACTATCTTACCTATTAATAAATGGAAAGATGGTGTGGGAAAAGCAGTTAACTTTTCTTATTTCAGTCCGTATGATGCAGTAACACAACCTTTTACTGCAGCCATTAAAACATTAGAAGAAGGGAAAATGACTGAACAAAAAAGAAAAGAAATTCTTTTTCAACAACTAAGTCCATTTGGTGATGGGTTTATAGGAAAATTAATTTCTCCATTTATTTCAGAAGCAATTGCTTTGGAAAGAATATCTGATGTATTACCTGCAGGATTTTTTGTTGGAGGTAGAGGTGGTGAAACTAAAACAGGAAGTATGGTTTATTCACCTACTGATGAATTAGGAACTCAAATGTCTAAAAGTTTTATACATCTTTTAAAAGGTATAGAACCTGGAGCTGTGTCTACAGGAAGAAAAATTATAGATGCTGCAACTGGAGATGTTAGTAGAGGTGGTGTGCCAAGAGATTTAAGAGACGAAGCTTTAGCATTATTTTCTGGTGTTAGAATTATAAATGTCGATGTACCTAGAACAATGCAATACAAAATTACAGAATATAATAAAAATAAAAGATTAGTTACTTCAACAGAAAAACTATTTAGTTTAGAAAATTTTAGAACAAGAGGACCTGAAGTTGTTGCTAGAGAATTTAAAGATATACAAGAAGAAAATTTAAGAGTTAATAAAGATTTTTATAAAGTTATTAAAGATGCATTAGCAGTTGGTGTACCAAAACGTCAATTATTTAAACAATTAAAAGATAGAGGTTTGTCTACAAGAAACGCTGCTTTATTAATGAGAGGTAAAAATATTCCTTACTCTGGTTATAATGAACGTATGATGAAAAGATTTAAAGACGCTGATAAGTTAGGTGGAAAACAAGGTGAAGGAAAAACTAATAGAGAATACTTTTATCCTAAAAGAGAATTTAAAAGAATTGAAAGAGATTACAGAAACAAATCATTAGATCCAAAAGCACCAGTTAATAGAAGTATTATTGATGGTGTTATGGATTTGTTTAGTGAAAGAGTTACACCACAAGGTGAAACAGTACAAACAGCACAAATACAAGAAATAAAAACACCACCATTACCAGGTACACCTATGCCAAACGTTAAGACTGCAGCGGCAAATGTCAACCCTATTACGAACTTGACACGTACACAAGAAGCTTTACTATCACCAGAAGAAAAAATTATAGCGAGCAGAACATAATGCCAAGTGGAGATAAACTAAACCCTAAAACTACAAGAGAGCATTTACTCTCTATTTATGGATATATTACAGGTTTAAAGAAAGACGTTAAACATATGCATGGAGGTAT